CCTCTTGGTGCGGATCGTGACCAGCTGTTCGGCCACCAGCTGCTTCAGCCATTCGGTGTCGACCCAGCCTGGGAGGTGGATCGTGCCCGGAGCGTCGAGCAGCCCGGTGGCGCGGTCTTCGTCCGAGGGGCGTTCGATCCGCAGGAACCGGTAGGTCTCCGCCTTGAATGTCGCCGTTGCCACCGACCAGAGCCGCGCGCCGCGGCGGAGGCGTTTGCCGCCGATGGTGGCATCGACATAAGTCGGACCCGACACCGGTGCGGCGCGGTTGAAGCCCTCGAGGCCCTTCAGCGGCGCGACCTGTTCGAACCCCACCTTGCGCGACCAGGCATAGACGGCCGCGGCCTCGTAACCAGTATCAACGCCAAGTCTTGCCACGGTCATGAAGGCGCCGTTGGCATGCTGCCAGCTGCGCCCGAGCAAGGCGGTCAGCTTGTCCCATGCAGCCGGATCGTCAGGGCCGCCCGGGATGACGATGTGATCGACAAGCCAGGACTCGAGCCCCCGGCCCCAGGCCCAGATATCGACCTCGATCCGGTCCCTCTGGACGTCGGCACCGGCCGTCAGAAACAACCCCGCCATGGGCACCGTGCCCGGCTTCCAGGATTCACGCCGATCCGCCAGCCGCTGCCATTCCGGCGCGTCGCCCGACTCGACCCATGTTTCGCCAAGCAGCGTGTTGCGCGCCGCGCGCAACGTCTCGTCCGAGCCTTGCGCCGCGAGCCATTCCCGCGCGACGTCGGACCAGCTTTTCCACCCGAGCGGCGAGTAGAGCGCCGAGAGGTGGAAGCCGATAGCCTTCGGATCCTTGGAAACCGCTGTCGCTCGCCATTCGCCGCGGGCCAGCAGTTCGGTCTTGTGGTGCTCGGCAATCGGACGCTTGCAGCCCTCGCAGTGATAGGCGGCGGTTTCCGGCTTCCCCTTCGCCCATCGCAGCCGGTCGAACTGCAGCCATTGCATCGCCCCGCAATGCGGGCAGGGGACGAAGTAGCGCCTCTGGTCGGAGGCTTCGAATTCCCGCTCGATCCGGCTGAGCCCCCGGATCGTCGGGGTCGAGACCATGAAGACCTTGCGCCGGTGCGAGAAAGTGGTGGTCCGGGCTTCGGCCAGCGTGACCGGATCGCCTTCCTCGTCGGCCGAGGCCGGATAGGCGTCGACCTCGTCCAGAAACACATAGCGCGCGGGCATCGACCGCAGGCCGGTGGCGGAATTGGCCCCGGTCAGCACCAGGATCCCGCCGGGAAACTCCTTCGACAGCATCGAATTTCCGGCATCGCGCGACCGGGCCGGGTTCACCCGTTCGCGCAGCGCCGGGCTGTCCGCGATCAACGGGTCCAAGCGGCCCCGCGAAGTGCGCTTCGCCAGTTCCAGGCTCGGCAGCACCGCAAGCATCGGCCCCGGCGCATGGTGGATGACGAAGCCGATCCAGTTGTTGCCCGCCTCGGTCGCCCCGACCTGCGCGGCCTTCATGAAGGTGATGCGCTGGGCGGGATGACCGGGCGACAGCGCATCCATGATCTCGCGCAGGTATGGGGCACGGGCTGTGCGATAGCGCCCCGGCTCGGCCGCACCCCGCGACGACAGCCAGCGATGCTGATCCGCCCATTCCGACACCGTCAGGTTCGGATCGGGGCGCAGGCCCTGTCGCCAGACCCGGAGCAGGTCTTCGGCGCCGTCGAAACCGAGGTCGAGACCCTGGGTCAGGTCGTTGTCATCGTCCTCATCATGCAAGCGAGACCCGGAGGTCGGCGAGGGCGTCGAGCTGTTCGCGGACATGGGCTTCCAGCACCCTCTGCATGATCGCGGTCTCGATCGTCACCGATGCCCCGGATTGCCGTTCCACCTCCGCCATGATCTGCGCCGCCATCAGCGCGGCCACCCGTCCGGGCCAAGTCACCCAGACATCCCGTTCCTGCCGCGCGAGTCGGAAGACAAGGGTCTCCGCCCGGGCACGGTCGACCAGCGTGCCCTTCTTCTTCTGGACCGCGATCTGCTTGTCCTGCGCGGCATAGACTGTCAGCAGCGTGCGCGCCTTAATGTAGGACGAGGTCTCGCCCGCACCGCTGGCGAGGCTTTCGCCACCCAAGGACCGCCGCTGCTGGTCGGGATCCGTCATCTCCGCACGCCGCACATCCGAGGCCACTGCGTTGATCGACCCGTCGTCGTGGACCACCAGCCGACCGTTCTTGCGCGCCTTCTGCACCCCGCCGCGGGACAGGCCAGAATGGGCCGCGTACTCGCGTTCGCTCATGCCTTTCATGGCGCTGAGATACCTATTAAGATATTGAAAATAAACATGAAAAAAAGATCATTCCCGTTGATTGTCTCCCCCTCTGGAGCGATTCTGTCGTCCATCAGCAGGCGGCATCGCGCCGATCCCAGGAGGGCTTCACCATGACTACGACCACCATCCGCATCGACTACTCCACCCTTCCGGAGGGCTTCGATCTGAGCCGCCCGGACGCCATCGCCGAGGTCATCGAGCAGGCGCTGCGCGAGATCGGGATCCCGGCGGACGCCTCCGACGTCCTCTCGCACCTGAAAATTGAACTGCCCACCGCCCAGCTTGGTGCCGCCAGCCGCGCGCTGGCCGAGATGCGGCTGATCTGACCGGAATGATCATAAAGCACTGATATTGCTCCGATTTGCCTACGATCATCCGCCTGACAGAGCGATGGTGTTCGCACCAGAACGATGCAACTCACCGAAGGATGCCCCGCCATGACCACCCGCCGCACCGCCTCGAACGACAAAGCCCTCGACGCCTTTATCGCTGCCAAGGCCGAGATCGACACGATGCTGGGGCGCCTGAAGGCCCTTAGCGACGACCATTTCGAAACCCACCCTGACGAGATCCATTGGGGGCACGTCGGGACGCTGCAGCACTACGCGGGCCTGCTCCGCCAGATCACCGACAGCGCCTTCAAGGAAGGCGAGCACGCCGCCTGACGCGCCCACACGGCGCGACGGCCGCCCCGTCCGACGGACGGGGCTTGCCTCCGTAGAAGGCGTGCGCATCGCGCGCCACAGCGCCCGGAGGCCCCGATGACCACCCCGTCCGATACCCAATCCCTGATCCTGTCCCGCGCCGCGACCCGGCCTGGCAACCTCGCCCTGCCGCTGCCCGAGGGGCTGGTCGGCGCCGCCGCCAAGATGGTTGTCGGCAAGATGATCGCCCGCGGCTGGCTCGAGGAGGTCGAGGCCAACCTGCGCCGCGCCGAGCCGATGTGGCGCGAGACCGGCGATGGCCACGGCACCACGCTGATCGCGACCGAGGCCGGGCTGGAGGCCATCGGGATCGAGCCGGTGGTGGCCAGCACCGTCGCCAGCGTGCGGAGGGCGAGGCCGAAGCCGGAACCGGTGCAGATAGCCTGCGACACCGACACCGCGAAACCCGTAGCGATCCGCGCAGGCACCAAGCAGGCCCAGATAATCGCCATGCTCCAGCGCCCCGAGGGCGCGACGGTCGCCGAGATGGTCGAGGCCACCGGATGGCTGGCACATACCGTCCGCGGCTGCATCTCTGGCGCCCTAAAGAAGAAGCTGGGTCTGCCCATCGCCGCCGAGAAGGTCGAGGGCCGGGGGACGGTTTACCGGCTCCCCGAAGGTAGCTGATCGATCAGCAGTAGTCGTCCATGCAGTCGTCGTAGCTATCGCCGGTCAGTTCACAGAAGGTTTTGAGCGCCCCCTGCAGGGTAAAATACTGGTGTTCGCTGCGGTGGTAGAAGAATTCGCCGCGGACACCGACATGCGCGACCGCCCAGTCCTTGATCGCATTGTCGCTAGGATCGTGCGTAAGGACCACGAGGCTGTCCTCGGTCATGCCATGTTGCACGACCAAACTCTGGTAAAGATGGTTTCGTGCGAAAACACGGCCAAACTTCAGGTTTTCCGCGTAGCGTTGGAGCGCGTCCTCGGTCACCGCCTCCGGACAAAGAGGGAATTCTGTCGGCGCCTTCCATTTTACCTGCACGACGGACGGCGTCAGCGATTCATATTCTTCCGGCGGCGGTTCATAGCTCGCCCGCTCTCTCGTCCCATACAGCCACTCGCCCAGCGCGCCACCGCTTGGGACAGAACCGCTCTTTGCCCATTCCTGCAAACGTGCTTTTGCGGCTGCCGCCTCGTCCTTCGACAAGGTGCGCATCCAGGATATGTCGGGAAACACCTTATCGGTCTGGACCCGGTTGGGGTCAGCGAAGAAGGCTTCAATCGAACCGTAGACCAGTTCGATGCGCCGAGCAGAGATTTCGTTGAGCAGTACGTTCTCAAGGCGGGTGACCCAGCGCAGGTTTTCTGGTCGATTGTTCGCCCTGTTCGTGTCGATGTGATCAACGACATGACGGTCAGTGGGCGGCTCGCCGTGAAAAGCCCAGCACACAATCCGATGGACAGGCACGCCGCTCAGATAAAAGTAGCCAGTCGACAACCCTTGCCGCCCAAAGGTCCATTGGTCATCAAGCGGTCTGGTCTTCTGCCGTTTCTGGGGCAGACGATGCGCGGAACCATTGTCACGAACCCGATACCGCTCGCCCCGGTATTCGACCTCCACCTCGCGTTCAAAGATTTCGATCAGCTGGTCGGCCTTGCCGTTGCGGGGAGATGAAATGGAAGGGCTGCGCATCAACTGCTCCGGTGCAATGCGGCCTTTCAGATACTGAAGGCGGTAGACCGGGTTCCCATTCTCCTTCTGCGTGAACATTCGCAAGTTCCCGCCAACTGGTCAATCGCGGCTGGCTATCCGCCCCGTCGCCATCTCCCACCGCCGCACGGCGACGTCACAATAGACCGGGTCCAGCTCCACCCCGCAGCAGCGCCGCCCGGTGCGTTCGGCGGCGATCAGCTGGGTGCCGGAGCCGCAGAAAGGTTCGAACACCAGGTCGCCGGGGTCGGTGAAGGCTTCCAGCACGGCCTCGACCAGCGCAACGGGGAACACGGCCGGGTGCGATCCGACGGCGCCCAAGCCCCCTTTGTGGCGCATGATACGGAACACGCTGTCCGGGATGCGGTGGCTCTGGATCGCGTTGCCGTAGCCGGTCTTGCGGTGGACCGTGCCGTCGGCCCCGCGGAGCCCGCCGCCGCTGAGGGTCTCGCCTGCGTGCTTGCTCTTCACCGTCTTGTTCGGCTTTCGCGGCTGGCGGTTGAAGTGGAAGATGAATTCGTGCGAGGGTGCCAGCCGCCCGTTCCAGTCGCCGGGCAGGCCGGGCCCCTGGTCCCAGACATACCAGCCGAACCGCCGCCAACCCTGCGCGCGCATCCAGTCAACCCAGGCTTCCCAATAAGGGATCCACTCGCCATCGCGGTGGACGAGGCCGAGGTTCACCAGCAACTGGGCCTCGGCCGTGACGGGCGCCGCAGCAAAGACGCCCTGCATCAGCGCATCCCAATCGCCGACCTTTTCCTTCGCCGCACCATAGTCGCGCTGCTGGGCGTAGGGCGGGGAGGTGAACAGCAGTGAGGCCTGCGCCCCGTCCATCAGCCGCGCCACCACGGCCGGGTCGGTGGCATCGCCGCATATCAGACGGTGATCGCCCAGCGCCCAGATATCGCCGGGGCGGGTGATCGGCTCGGCCAGGGCCTCGGGGATGGTGTCGGCCGCGTCGTCGTCGATGGGTGCGCGGTCGTCGGTATCATTCAGTAAGGCGTCCAGCTCGTCCTCGGGGATCCCAATCAGCCCGAGGTCGAAGTCCTCGGCCATCAGCCCGCGCAGTTCTTCCAGAAGCAGCGCCTCGTCCCATCCGCCCAGTTCGGTCAGCTTGTTGTCGGCGATCCGGTAGGCGCGCCGTTGCGCCGCGGTAAGATGGCCCAGCACGATGACCGGCGCCTCGGCCAGCCCGAGCTGGGCTGCGGCCAGGACCCGGCCATGGCCTGCGATCAACTCGCCATCGGCCGCGACGAGGCAGGGCGCCGTCCAACCGAACTCGGCCATGCTGGCGGCGATCTTCGCCACCTGGTCGGCATCGTGTATCTTGGCATTCCGGGCGTAAGGGCGGAGGCGGTCAAGCGGCCAGTGTTCGATCCGGCCGGGCAGCAGGGGCGCGTTCATGCTGCGAGCCGTTTGGCCTTGAGGGTGGCGAAGGTCTCGCCGGTTTCAGCCAGAACAGCCTCCTGACCCGTGAAGGATTCCCAGCGTTCGATGGCGACATCGACATAGGCCGGGTTCAGTTCCACACCAAAGCAGATCCGGCCGGTGGTCTCGGCCGCGATCAGCGTGGTGCCGGATCCCATGAAGGGTTCATAGACCGCCTGGCCGGGGCTCGAATTGTTCAGGATCGGCCGTCGCATGCACTCGACCGGCTTCTGCGTTCCATGGACCGTGTCCGCATCCTGATCCCGATTGGCGATGGCCCACAGCGTCGTCTGCTTGCGGTCTCCCGCCCAGTGGCCCTTGCCCTTGGCGCGAACGGCATACCAGCAGGGTTCGTGCTGCCAGTGGTAATCGCCGCGGCTGAGGACCAGTCGGTCCTTCGCCCAAATGATCTGCGAGCGGATGGCGAAGCCTGCAGAGGTCAGGCTTTCTGCCACCGTCGCGGCATGCAGCGCGCCGTGCCAGACATAGGCGACGTCGCCGGGGAACAGGGCCCATGCCTCGCGCCAGTCGGCACGGTCGTCGTTCAGCACCTTGCCTGTGCGTTTCGTTTTGGCGGCTCCTGCCTGGTTGCGCCAGGACGGGTCATACTCGACGCCGTAGGGCGGGTCGGTGACCATCAGCAGGGGGCGCACCTCGCCGAGCAGCCGACCGACCACGTCGGCTGCGGTGCTGTCGCCGCAGATCAACCGGTGCGCGCCCAACTGCCAGAGGTCGCCCGGCACTGACACCGGCGTGACCGGCAGGTCTGGAACGTCATCCTCGCCCTCGACCGGGCCATCCCCGCCCACCGCCTCAGGATCCTGCAGCAGGGCGTCGAGATCATCGTCGCTGATACCGAGCAGCGTCAGGTCGAAATCCTCGGCCAAGAGCCCCGCGATCTCGTCGCGCAGCATGGCCTCGTCCCACTCGCCCAGTTCCGTCAGCTTGTTGTCAGCGATGCGGTAGGCCCGGCGTTCCGCCTCGTCCAAGTGGCTGAGCCGGATTACCGGCACCTCGGTCAACCCGAGCATGGTTGCGGCCAGAACCCGGCCATGTCCCGCGATCAGCTCGCCGTCGTCCGCGACCATGCAGGGCACGGTCCAGCCGAACTTCGCCATGCTGGCGGCGATCTTCGCCACCTGGTCGTCGCCGTGCATCTTGGCATTGCGGGCATAGGGGCGCAGCCGGGAAATCGGCCAGGATTCAACCTGGCTCGGCGCGAAGACGAGGTCCATGGGATGGGGCTCGGGATGTGGGGGAGGGGAAATGAAAAGCGCCCGCGAGGGGGTTCCTCCGGGCGCAATTCTTCGATGATCAAGGGGTAGGTCAATGGGGGCAGGTCTGTCAACCCGAAA